CCCGCCTCTCTAAGCTACGCGGCGGCGCGGTATTGGGGCCGATGGCTTTGCAGCGCCCTGATGTCTTCCGGCAATCGAAGGCCCTTGGAAACCACCAGTAGCTCGGTCCCCGTCCGCTTGACTTGCACTGAATAATTTATGTCGAACAGATACTGTCGCCGGGATTTATAGAGCGCCTTTATCTCCGGTGCAGCGTCGTACGTCAGCACCCACGGGCGGTCCAGCGCCAGAATAGCGGAAGCGACGTCGGCATGGTCCGAGGACGAATAGAAACTGGTGTAAAGCGAAGATCCCTTGACGAAGTACGGCGGATCAATCGCCAAAAATGTGTCTTCCGGAAGTTCGTCGGCGCAGCGCTTTAAGAAAACGAGAGCATCGTCGCGGTAGAGATGGATTCGAGAGCGGTACTGGTAGATTCGTTGAATTCGACGTGCCAGCTCGTCGCGATTGAATCTGCAGTCTAGCTTGTAGTTCCCTTGCTGAGCGAGGCCTCCAATCACACCTCCGGTCCCGATAATGCCGGACCGATTGGTCCGATTGAGGAAGAAGGTCGCAAATCCAAGGTCGATAGGGCGTCCTTGATCCCCATTTCGATAGGTTGCGCGCTGCCTGTGCCACTCTTCGATTGTTATGGGTGTGTTCATTACCCGGTCAACGAGCGCCTCGGGCTCGGTCAAAACTGAATGCCAAAACGCCCAAATGCCAGCATCAACGTCGTTGAGGTGAATATCGCTGACCTGTCCACTGAAGAGGAGGGAGAGCGCGAGGCTTGCTCCACCGGCATATGGTTCAGCATAGTGACCGCGCGATAGGCCGTTTTCTTTCAGAATGCCGTGGATCAGACCTTGCAGGCTCGATTTGCCGCCGGGATAGCGGAGGGGTGAGTGTGTCCGGGCCATGCATCGTGTCTCCTGAACGGCGCTTTGCAGCCAATCGTTAACAAAATGGCCGGCGCTCGGCCAGCTCTAATCAAAGTCTTGCGAATTCAGCGCTTTTGCCAACACCGGGGACACTACTTCCATGTCGGTGATGAGGGTCCGATGATCGCAAGTGGAAGCGATCGCATGGTGTTTGGTTTCGTTCCCGCCTTCCGCTAGGCGAGCAAACGCGCGCGTGATCGATTTGCGTTTCTCGCCGGAGAATCCGAGCCTTTCCAAGCGGTCATTGCTGAAGTGGTGGGTGAAGGCTTGCTTGTCAGGTGCGCCGCAAACTCGTGCGATTGTTTCGCATAAAGCCCAACAGCCGACTGCGATTAACTGAGGGTTTGTGCTGGCCGGCACTCGTCCAAGGGATGTGTAAAGGTCGATCAGCTTAGAATTCTTCGAGCGGTTGATCGCCTCAGCCAAACCCGATTGTCGCCTAATTTTTGTCGGCGCGCGAGTGGGGCGGACCGATGGCTCATCGTCCCCTTCTTCGCCGTCGTCTTTGCTCGCGTCATGGGCGCTCAAATCATCATCATCGGGACTTTCGTTCACGTCATCAGCTGCAGCCTTCGCAATCCCAGCGCGCGCCTCTAGCCCATCGAAATAGGCGATGATGTCGTCCTCGTTCTTCCGGGAGGATATTCGCCCCGACAAAAGATCCGCGATCAGAACCTTCAAGATCTTGTTTAGCTCGCTCTTCCGGCGGCCAAATATGACGCTTGCTGGATCACTGTCATCTGCCTCCAAAATTTCTCGGGCCACCGATGTGCCGACAAAGCGTTGGAGCGTGGTCAGGGTGCCTTTACGCTTAGCTTTCGTTAGATAGCCCTTTTCCTCGGCTCGCTCCAAAAGCGCGAAGGCGATTGCATTCTTTCTAGTCGGGTGGTCCCTGTGCTGCTCGTCTGGCCCCCAATCTTTCCGACCTTGACCGCCCTGCGCGCCGTTGTGAATATTCCGCATCCAAAAGCGGAGCTCGTCGCGGTCATCAAAGACCCGCCCCTCGATCGACTCGATTAGAGGTATTCGTTCCGACAGTTGTTCAAAGCGCTTTCGCCATCTGGCGGGAGCAATCTGAGGGTCATTTAGCAGCATTATCGCGCAAACGCGGCGGTTGCCTTCCCAAACCTCGTAGGTGGGCTTTCCCCTCCCGCCCTTGTTGTCGATGCGTACTACACCGATTAATTCCAAGGGGTTGGTTTCGTGTTCCACGATGCTGCTTGCAAGCTCATAGACCTGCTCATCCTGCAGCAGGAACTCGATGATCTGATCGCGATCAGTCATCCTTCCGTGACGCGGGTTCTCTTCGTATAGATGAATGCGGTCGACAGGAATGTCGACAACCGGACCTGCCACTATTTTCCCCTCCGCATAGCGAATCCACTCGGCATAGTTGGCGGGCGATACTTTGGCCAGCCTCTGACGCCTCCAATTTGGGATGTAAGCGCAACCGCGCGCTCCTGTATAAGCGCGATATACAGGAGCAACCACTGGCGCCCCGCGCGCGGACGGCGCCAGTGTCGCCGCCATGCTCGGCATGGACCGCTCCACCGGCGCCCCGCTCGACGGCGACGCGCATCTGGCTCAGTCGATCGGCGATATCCTGACCACGCCGGTCGGTACCCGCGTCATGCTGCGCGACTATGGATCGATGCTGTTCGAGCTGATCGACCGCCCGATCAATGCCGCCACCCGCCTGCTGCTGCTCGCCGCCTCGGCCGACGCCATTGCGCGCTGGGAACCGCGCATCCGCCTGACCCGCGTCAACTTTTCGACCACCGGCGCCGATGGCCGCGTCGCGCTCGATATCGAGGGATATCGAACCGACCGCCCCGCCGGCGCGAACAGCTTCACCCGCCTCGCCATCCCCCTGACTGCATAGGAATCGCGCCATGCATGGAATCAAGCTCAACGAACCCGTCACCGGTACCCGCGCCATCGTCGCGTCCAGCCTTGCCATCATCGGCCTTGTCGCCACCGCCGGCGCCGTCGCAGGCCCTGCCGAGGACGCACTCGACGCCGCCTTCCCCGAGGGCGAGCTGGTGCTGGTTACCGACGTGCGCGCCGCCGTCGCCAAGGCGGGCAGCACCGGGACGCTCGCGCCGGCCCTCGCCGCGATCGCCGACCAGACCAACCCCGTCGCGGTGGTGATCCGCATTGCCGAGCCCGCCGCGCCCGAGGATCTGGACGACGCGGTCAATGCGGCGCTCGATCAGCTTCTTGGCGCCGAAGTCCAGCTTGGCGTCCGTCCGCGCATCCTCGGCGCCCCCGGCCTCGATACGCAGCCCGTCGCGGCGAAGCTGGAGGAAGTGGCGGCGAAGCTGCGCGCCTTCGCCTATGCCGCCGCGATCGGCGACGACGTGGCCGAGGCGGTGCTGTACCGCGCCAATTTCAGCGCGCGCGAGCTGATGCTGCTGTGGCCCAACACCTCCGCCGCCTTCGCTGGTGACCTGGTCGCGCGCGCCATGGGCCTGCGCTGCCTGATCGATAATGAATTCGGCTGGCACAAGACGCTGTCGAATGTCGCCATGAACGGCGTCACCGGCCTGTCGGTCCCGGTCTTCTTCGATCTGCACAGCGCCGACAATGACGCAGGGCTGCTCAACGCCGCCGACATCACGACGGTGATCCGCGTCAACGGCTTTCGCTTTTGGGGCAACCGCACCTGCTCGGATGATCCGCTCTTCGCCTTCGAAAGCACCGTGCGCACCGCGCAGGTCATTCAGGACGAGATTGCGGCAGGGCTGCTTTGGGCGATCGACAAGCCGATCACCAAATCGCTGTTCCGCGATATCGAGGAAACCATCAACGCGCGGCTGCGCCAGCTTGTCGCGCAGGGCCGCCTGATCGGCGGGCGCGCGTGGATCGACCCCGAACTCAATCCCGCGGCGCAGCTCGCCGCCGGCAAGATCACGGTCGATTACGACTATACGCCCTGCGCCCCGGCGGAGGAGCTGACGCTGAACCAGCGCATCACCGACCGCTACTATGGCGATCTGGCGAACGCCGCCTGATCCCGCATCCCCGTTTCTCGCACTGAAAGGATCCGGCCATGGGCCTCGCCTCCAAGCTCAAGAATATGAACCTCTTCGACGACGGCGCGAGCTACCTCGGCATCGCGACCGAAGTCACGCTGCCCAAGCTTTCGCGCAAGATGGAGGGTTTTCGCGCCGCCGGCATGGACGGCGAGCTGGATATCGACATGGGGCAGGAAAAGATCGAGCTGGAATTCACGCTCGGCGGCATCGTCGCCAGCGCGATCGCTGGCTTTGGCGCCATCACCCATGACGGCAAGCTACTGCGCTTCGCGGGAGCCTATCAGGCCGACGATACCGGCGGCGTGATCCCCGTCGAGGCCGTCGTGCGCGGGCGCTATTCGGAAATCGACATGGGCAATGCCAAGCCCGGCGCCGACACCGAACACAAGTTCAAGGCGAGCTGCAGCTATTACAAGCTGATCGTCAACGGGCGCGAAGTCGTCGAGATCGATATTCCCGGCATGGTCTTCAAGGTGAACGGCGATGATCGCCTCGCCGCCATCCGCGCCGCCATTGGCCTCTAGGCCCACCAGCTTCGTCCCGGCGCGTACATGCGGGCGCGTCGGGACGGAGAAACCGCATCCCCGCATGACAAAGCAAGGAAATCCGCATGTCTGATGCCCCCGCGCCCAGCGCGACCAAGCAGCCGGTCTGGAAAGACTGCAAGTTCGAACATGGCTTCGTGCGCGGCGACCAGGTGATCACCGACATTCGCCTGCGCAAGCCCAAGGGCGGCGAGCTGCGCGGTTTGAACCTGCAGGATCTGATGGCGGCAGACGTCAACGCGATCATCACCGTCCTGCCCCGCATCTCCGACCCGATCATGACCGTTGCCGACGCCGAAAGCCTCGAAGCCGACGATATCGCCGAGGCGGGGGGCGTCATCACCGGTTTTTTCTTCAACTCGGCGCAGCGGGCGATGATCGAGAAGCTGACGTCGACGAACTGATCGCGGACGTCGCCTTCGTCTTTCACTGGCCGCTGTCCGAACTGGAGGCCCTCGACCTCGACGAACTGATCGCATGGCACGGCCGCGCGAATGACCGAATGAAGGCGATGCTCAAGATGAAGGCGGACATCATGGCGGCGGCACGATGAGCAGCAACAAGCTCGCCCTGATCGTGCAGTTCAGCTCCGCCGGCCTCGACAAGCTGAACGGCGGGCTCAAGAATATCGTCGGCCTCAGCAAGTCGGGCGCGAGCGCCCTGCGCGCGCTGCAGCAGGATAGCGGTCGGCTCAAGCGCGAGCTGGCCGCTACCGGCAAGGAATTGCGCGGCGCGTCGGGCAACGTCACCCACCTGATCGACCGCCAGCGCGCGCTCGCCGACCAGATCGAGGACACGAATCGGCAGATCGACCGGCAAAAGCGGCTGCTCGCTATCGCCGCGCGGGCCGATCGTATCGCCGCGCGCGGGCGTGAGCTGCGATCGAGGGGACGCGACAACGTGATCGAGGGGGCGGCAATGGCCGCACCCTTCATCCTTGCGGCGCGCGAGGCGGGCAATTTTTCGTCGGGGATGGTCGATCTGCAGCAAAAGGCGGAGCTGACCAACCGGCAGGCCGACCAGCTCGGCCGCACCATCCTGCGCGCCGCAGATGCCGCGCGCCAACTGCCCGAGGCAACGCGCGAGGGCGTCGATATCCTTGCGGGCTTCGGCCTCGATCCGCGCCGCGCCGCGGCGATGATCACGCCGATCGGCAGGCTCGCCACCGCGATGAAGGTCGATATGGCCGATGGCGCCGCCGCCGCCTTTGCCAATCTGCAAAACCTCAAGGTCGCGGCCAACGATACGGGCCGCGCACTCGACATCATGGCTTCGGCGGGCAATGCCGGCGCCTTCGAGGTCCGCGACATGGCGCGCCATTTTCCCGGTCTGACGGCCCAGCTCAATGCGCTCGGCGAATCGGGCCTCGGCGCGGTCGGCAACCTGTCGGCCGCACTCCAGATCGCGCGGCGCACCGCCGGCACGTCGGATGAGGCCGCGAACAACCTGAAGAATCTGCTCGCGAAGATCAACTCGCCGGCGACCGTGAAGGCGTTTCAGAAGAATTTCGGCGTCGACCTGCCCGCCGCCATGGCGAAGCTGCGCGCCGAAGGCTATGACACGCTGGAGGCAATCGCCCTCATCACCCAAAAGGCGACCGGCGGCGACCTCAAGAAGCTCGGCTATGCGTTCGAGGATATGCAGGCGCAAGCCGCCATTCGGGGCCTGATCCTCGATCTCAAGGATTATCGAAAGATCCGCGACCAGGCGATGAAATCCGAAGGCACGGTGGATCGGGCCTTCAACCAGCGCGTCGCGCGCGATGCCACGGTGCAATGGCGCGCCTTCATGGGAACCGTGTCGCAGGTCGCCATCATGGTCGGGTCGGCCTTGCTGCCCGGCCTCAACGAAACGGCGGCTTCGGTGCAGGGGGTGATCAAGCACGTCCTCGCGTGGACGCAGGCCAATCCCCAGCTCGCCGCCGGGATTGTCAAGATTGCGGCGGGGCTGGTCGGATTGAAAATCGGCTTTGGCATCGTGCAATTCGGCGTTGGCGCCATCCTCGGCCCGCTCTCGACCGCCTATCGCCTGTTCAAGCAGTTCCGCGCCGTGGACGAGGCCGGGCGGCGCCTGACCTTCCTCGGCCGTGTCGCCGCGCGCGCGGGGCCGATGGTCGCCAGCGCCTTCGGCGTCATTCGCACCGCGTCGCTGTTCCTCGCGCGCGGCCTGCTCCGCGCCGGGGCCATGATGCTCGCCAATCCGATGATCTTGGCGATCACGCTGCTGGTCGTCGCGATCGGGGGCGCGGCCTATCTGATCTATCGCAATTGGGATCGGATCAAGGGCGCCTTCTGGAATGGCGTCGCCGCGATCGGCCGCGCCGTTGCGCTCGCGCGCGGCTATGTCGCCAACTTTGTCAATGTCGGGCGCTCGATCGTCGATGGCATCGCTGCCGGGATCCGCGCAGCGCCCGGCAAGATATGGGCGGCGCTGAAATCGGTCGTCGCCGGGGCTTGGAAGGGCGCGAAGGCCTATCTAGGCATCAACTCGCCGTCGCGCCTGTTCATGCAAATGGGTGGCTTTGTCAGCGACGGCCTCGCCATCGGCATCGATCGCGGCCAGCGGCGCCCGGTCGATAGCGCCCGCAGGCTGGCACAGGGCGTGGCTGGCGGCTTCAGCCTGCCGCGCTCGCCATTCGCCGCCGGATCGCCCTCAGGGGCCGCTCTGGCAGCGTCTGGCGGCGGGGGCGGACGCCCGGCGAGCCTGACGATCGGCAGCGTGACGATCAATCTGAAACAGGAAGCGGGCGAGAATGCCGAGCAGTTCGCCAAGCGCGTGCTGGCCGAGCTGCGCCGCCTGTTGGCGAAGGAAGCGCGGGGCAGCTATGAAGATCGGTGATATCGGCGGAAATCTGAACCTGTCGGCCGCGACGTCGCAGCTTTCGACCGTGCGCCGCCTGATCGGCTTGCCCGACATGCCCGCGATCGCGACCGCGGCGACGATCGCCGCCAAGCTGCAGGGCCTGTCCAAGATCGATGCCGGCGGCGGTGTGACCGGCGAACGCCTGTCTATGCTGTCGCTCGGCCTCTTCCTGTTCGGGATCGACACGATCGCCTATCAGGAGTTCATTCGTCGCAATGACTGGCGCCATGCCGCCAACGAACGGCTCGGCGCGCGCGAGGCTTTCCAGTTCCTCGGCCCCGGTGCAGAGACGATCACGCTGCCCGGCGTCCTGATGCCCGAATTGACCGGGCCGAACACGTCGCTGGCGCAGATCCGCGCGATGGCCGAAACCGGCGATGCCTATCCCATGGTGCAATCCGATGGGACGATCGTCGGCAATTACATCATTCAGGCGGTCGACGAACGGCGCAGCACCTTCCTGCCCGGCGGCGGCGCACGGCGCGTCGAATTTGCCATCGACCTTCGGCGCGCGGGCGACTGATGGCGACCCGCCCCCCGGAATCGACCGCGCTGCAGCCCGCGAGCCGCGATGAATGGATCATGCCGATGGCGGCGTGGCAGGTGACGCTCGACGGGCAGGATCTGACCGAGGCGATGCGCCCGATCCTGCGCGAACTCAGCCTGACCGAAAAGCGGGGCGAAGAGGCCGACAGTCTTGACATCACGCTGGGCGACGAGGGTGGCACGCTCGCCCTCCCGCCGCCGACCGCAACGCTGGCGGTCGCGATCGGCTGGGCAAAGGGCAGCGGCGTGACCGCCGGCCTGATCGACAAGGGCAATTTCCGCGTCGATGAACTCACCTGGTCGGGACCGCCCGATGGTCTGTCGATAACCGGGCGCGCGGCCGATCTGACCGCCGACCTGCGCAAGCGGCGCGACGAAAGCTGGGTCGAACAGACGCTGTCCTCGATCGTGACGAAGATCGCGAAGCGCCATGGGCTGACGCCCCGCGTCCACCCGCTGCTGTCGGGCGCGGTGATTCCCGCGACGCGGCAGAAGGCGAAAAGTGATATCGCCTTCATCAATGAGCTGGGTCGCCGCTACGAAGCGATGGCGACGATCAAGACCGGGACGTTGATCCTTGCCCCGATCGGCGCGGGAACCACCGCCGGCGGCGCGACGATCCCCGGCCTGACGATCGCGCGCGGCCAATGCTCCAGCTATAGCTGGACGCGGCAGAAGCGCGACGAACATGACGGGGTCGAGGCCGAGTGGCATGATCAGGACAGCGCCAAGCGTCACGTCGTGACCGTGGGCGACAGCGGCAACGCCCGCCGCCTCAAACGCACCTATGCGAGCGCGAGCGATGCGAAGGCGGCAGCAGAGGGCGCGCGGCGCCGCGACGCGCGTACCGCGGCCGAATTCACCCTGACGCTCGCCTATGGCGACGCGAGCCTGATGCCCGACCGCCCGGTCACGCTTCAGGGGTTTAAGGCAGAGATCGACGCCGCAAAATGGCAAATCGCGGAGGTGACGCACCGCGTCAGCGCCGAAGGCGGCTTCATCTCCGAATTGAAGCTGGATCTCGGCGCCATCGACTGACGGCGCCGCCGGCGCTATCGTTGCCGCATGCCGAACTTATGGGAAGATCCGCGCGACCCACTGCCTCCGCCCAGCAAGGCGCGGCAATTCGCCTTCTGGCTGGCCTTCGCGGTCATCGTCGGCCTGTTTATGGTCAATATTCTGCGCGGGATCGCGGGCCTCGGCTGGAATTGGTGACGATTACTTCTTTGTATCGATTCCGAGATCCTTCTCGGTCGCCCCCAAGGCAGTTGCGACCGAAACCAGACCTCCTACGCAAAGGAGTTGGGCGCGTTGCATCTGATCGGTGGTGTCCTGCAATTCTGCGAGGTCCGATGGACGGTTGTCGCCGTCGATGATCGCCTTCAGCTTTCGCGCACCCGCCCATTTCATCACATAGCCGGTGTCGCATGCCTCCAGCGCATCTTCAATCGCCGTGCGGTGTTCTTTGCTCAGATTATCCGGGACGTCGATCGCGCGGATCTTGCTGCCCGTACCAAGGCAGGCCTCCTCGGCCCGGTCCGCCGCTCGATAGGCTTGAACCACGTCGCCCGATTGCATCACATTGGACATCGCGGACGACGCTGCATCGCAGCTCGCCGTTGCCACGATGACAGCTTTATAGGTCGCAATTGCATCGGCCTTCGCGGCTTCGGGCGATGCCGCCGCGCCAGCCGTCGCTGCGGGCGCATCTTTATCCTTTTTGTCCCCACCGATGCATGTCGCTAACAGAAGAACGACCGCGACAAGACCAATGCAGCCTACCGTTGTGGCCTTGCCATCTGCCTTCGGGGCTTCGGTGGCGTACGCGCTAGCCTGCTGGCGCGATTCGCGCTGCGCTTGGGTGAAGGTGAGCTTGCATGCTGGGCAGATTACGGCGTCCGCGGGCGACGGCTCCCGACAATTCGGACACAGGGCTTCGCCCCGCTTTGCTGCCTTTGCCATCGATGCCCCCTGCCGCAAATTAGTTGTTGAGCGATCTTATCATCACAGCTTGCCGAGTTTCCCGACGACTTGCCCCAAAACGAACATTTCCCCATCGACGGCCGTTTCTGGATCCACATTCGGATTGTCGCTCTTGATTTTGTAACTGCCATCCGGGTTCGCCCAGATGCGCTTGATCATGCCGATATCGGCGACGGCGATCGCCCACACCGCATCCTGCTCGCGGATCGAATTTTGCTTGATGTCGATGATCGCCAGATCGCCATCCGACAGCGTCGGTTTCATCGAATCGCCGCGGGTTCGCGCGACGCGCAAATATTGCGGATCCGCGCGCGTGAACTCGCGCAGCCATGCCAGCGGCAAATAGCGCTCAACCTCGCTGACCACGCCTTCGCCGATATATGCTCCGCCCAGCCCTAGCGTGAGGTCGATTTCCTTGATCGCGACCAGGCCAAGCTCATCGGCTAATGCTTCAGCCGATGGCGGAGGCGTGGCGCCTTCTGCGGGATCGTCGATCTCACCAGTCAGATACTCGGCTGTCGTTCCGAGAGCCCGCGCGATTCGGTGAAGGTGCTTCGACCCGGCGCTCTCACCGAGCGCAAGCTTGGCAATCGTGCCTTGCGAAATTTCAAGCTGCCGGGCCAAGCCCGACTGCGTCATTCCACGTTCCTGCAAACGCTTACGAAAACGGTCGGTATCGACGGCATGCTTCATGCTTCTCGGCATAATTCTATTTGGAATAGCAAGCACTGACACTTTTCCCATTGACCTATCTATCACTTTAAGAATAGGTGGGCGCATGGACACGCCGAAATCGCCCTTCGAAGCGCTGAATCGCATTGTCGAAATTGCTGGCTCGCAAAGCGAGGCGGCTCGTCGGCTCGCCGTTCCACAACCGACCTTCTGGAAGTGGTTGCAATCTTCGAAGCGCCTACCGGCGGAATATGTCCTACTCGCAGAGCGTGAGTTCGGGGTGTCTCGGCACGACCTTCGTCCCGACATCTATCCGCGAAACTATCCGCCGGCACCCGATCAGGCCGAAAGATGGATTGGCATCGACAAAGGCGCCGATCGGAGGGTCGCATGAACGCCTTTGATCCTTCGATCTTCCATCCCCGCCATTTGTTGAAGCGCCATACCCGCGAGATTTGGCCTGTCGAAGGAGAGACCGGAGCAATGGCTATCCTCCGCTCGTTCCGATTGCCCGAATATTTCGGCGAGGCAACGGAGGCGATCGCCTTTCGCGATCAGGATGGCTGGGTGCGGTGCATTTGCGCCTATTTCCCGCAGGTGGCGCACGTCGTCGATTTGCGCATCAACCGTCACATATCCAGCATCGCGTTCACTCGAATCGCTCCCGGTTTCAATCCATCGCCGATGGATATGGCCGACATGAGCAGCAGCGCCGCAAGCTATCGAGGTCGCGGCTTGTGAGG